TCACGCCGAGGCATGCCGGGTAAGGCGCCCCTTTACATCCCTTACCAGATCGTTGAGGTGTGACATAGGGCGGCGCGTTCTGCGTCGCATCTCTTTTTCCTGCCACTCGGTGACCTTGCTCTTTAGCCACTTATTTGGACCGCCCATATAGGAGCAGTCCGGGGCAGGGAAGGGATTATCATTTTTCTTTCGCTTCCGGTAGCGATCGAGTGTCCGCGGTGTGATGCTCAGTTGTTCGCAAATATCGCGAGTTTTCATTAATTCGAGTTCGTTGCCCATCATTTCCTCCACTGGCCCTTTACAGGGCCATCTCTAATCAGTCAGTCTGGCCCGGGAGACTTCTCAGTCTGCGCATTCCTGTCATCGCTGTGGCGACGTAGCTTTTATGGCGATTGACTACCTCAACCCAGACTTTCACCCCTTCAACTTCTACGGTGTAAGTCACTTTCCTTTCGCAGTGTCCATAATTCCCATAACGCTCAAAATGCTTCGCTAGTGCCGCATCGCATGCCTGGCGTCCGAGAGGAGATTGTTTGCTTCGGTTTATCAGTCGCATATTCACCTCACTTAATCAGGCCAAGCGTGTAATTAAGTTCATGAAGGCATTCTTTGTCATACTCAAAGAAGTAGTCCCATTGCTCTTGATTGTGGTACTCACGGACCAATGCCCAACGCCAACCATCGGTATCTAATACGCGGCGAACTTTGCGTTTAACGATGGTATCAATATCGTAAATTACGCCGTAGTTAGCCCCGAACCCGTTGCGCAAAACGTCAAGCTCAACAGTGATGACCCGGTATAATTTCGGGAGTACTTTCATTTCTTCAATACGCATACTCACCTCACACAAAAACGTCTACGGGGTCACCGGCGGCGCGCGCATTGTCGTTCGCTTCACGTCGGAGGCCGAGGACACAGCGCAACCCGTCAGCAAATTCTTAATGCCACGAACAATATGATTCAGGGCGCCGCCAGTAAGGGGTATATAGACCAGACTCAGGCTCAGCAGCTTGGGCAGCGCTGGATCACAGATGCAGCCACCGGTTCCCTGAAAATGATGCAGCCAGAGCAGCGTCTTTCCGCATTACAGAATCCGACCGGCATTGTGTCTTTTCTTCCGCCAGATCAGCGGCAGGCAATGATTAAAGACGCGTCATATGAGGCGTTAAACACCAGGCTTGGGCAACAGCAATTGCAGATGTATACCGGCGATGCTGGTATGAATGTGCTGGCTGTGCCCCAGGCCACTTTGCTGCAGGCCGTGTACCAGCAGGAAAGCGGTAATCGGCATCGTAATGCTGACGGTAGCCTTGTTACGTCACCAGCGGGGGCACAGGGCGCCGGGCAGATAATGCCCCCCACGGGTAAAGATCCGGGATTTGGTGTTAAACCACTTCAGGACGACAGCGAACAGGAAAACCGCCGGTTTACTGGTGATTACCTCAATGCAATGCTCAAACGCTATAGTGGGAACCAGATCCTAGCTCTTGCCGCTTACAATGCTGGCCCTGGTAAAGTCGACGACTGGTTGAAACAGATTGGCGATCCACGTACGGGCCAGGTGAGTTATGAGCAATTTGCGGCATCTATTCCATTCAATGAGACGCGTAACTATGTTTACTCCGTTTCGGCGAACGCTCAGCGTATGGGAAATGTCCGTTCCGTCATAGATTCGCAGGAATTCAAAAATCTGGACGGGCAGCAGCAGGCTCAGATAGCGTCACGCACAGTACAAATCCAGGATCAGGTTGATTCAGCATATCGCGTCAATATTCAGCAGCGCATAACTGACGATGCTGCACGCGCGCAATCAGGACTCAATATTGAGAATCCTGTGACCGAAGCTGAGTTCATCCGTTCCGTCCCTTCTTCTGCAACACCGGGAGAGCGTGCACAGTTTTATCAGCAATGGAACCGTTACAAAGATACGCTGGCGCTTCAGCCGGTAAATAACTTTGTGATGCAGAATTCTGCCGTCGATGGACTGGCCGCCGTTCAGGCGCTGAAACCTGCCGATAACGCAGCTGATTTACAGTTTAAAAAACAGCAATATGCGCAGGCCCAACAGAACTATCAACGCATCATGGATGCCCGTGAAGCAGATCCAGGTGGTTGGCTGGTTCAGAATGATGAGACGACCCAAAAAGCATTCGCGGCTTATACCGATAACCCTGATTTAATGGGCGACTATGTAAAAAATGTCATTATCCAAAAGAAACGGCTCGGAATTAAAAGTGATGCTGTGATACCAAAAGTTCAGGCCGATGCTTTATCTCAGGCTCTATTACAGTCAACACCAGATAACCAATCAAAACTGTTGGACTCCATTCATAAAGGTACTGGCGGTGGTGCACCTTACATGGCCACACTCAAACAAATAGCGGTAAATGCGCCCTCTGCGGCGGTTGCCGGCGTCCTGATGGATAAGCCTTCGTCGTTAATTGCTCAGGAGAACTGGATCAATCCTGATATCACGATTTCACCTTCGCAAGCGTCAAAAACCATTCTCGCGGGTTCTGCTGCACGAAAAGGGACTAAAGACGCAAAAGGGATGTCGATGCCCAAGGAAAACGATATGCGGCTTGAGTTCTCAAACTCCGTGCAGGATGCGTTTGCCGGTGACGCTCAGGGAGCCGCAATGGCATATGAGGTGGCAAAGGATTACTACGCGGGAATAATGGCCCAGAAGGGGGATTACTCCGGTGTTCTGGATAATGATGTCTGGAAGCAGGCTGTTAATGTGTCAACTGGCGGTGTTCATGACTATAACGGCATGGGGTATGTTCTGCTACCGTGGGGAATGTCGGCAGAACAGTTTGATAAACAAGTCGATCAGGCGTGGCAAACACAGGTCACAGGTGCAGGAGTCAAAGCTCCACCGGGACAATACGGCCTGCAAAGTTACGGTGACAGCCAGTATCTGGTTAAGCTCGGTGCAGGGTATCTGCTTAAATCTGATGGTTCTCCGGTAATACTGGATCTGACTCAGCAGCGTCAGCGCTTTATAGAGGGCATACCGCAATGAGTTATTTCGGGCTAAATCAGTCGAATCAAAACCAACTGTCAGAAACAGCGGCATCCAGTCCCATTGGCTTAAAAAGTGATGTCGGTTTTTTCGATAATGCTGTGGGTGCCGGTGTATCGGGTTTGTATTCTGGCCTTGTGGCCAAACCGGATCAGTTGCTTTGGGCGGGGATGGATAAAGTTGTTTCCCCTCTGTCCCGGTTTATTAATGAAAATACACCCGTACGGGATTCTTCTGAAGAATACATCGCCGAGCAGAGGAGGCTGGCAACACAGCAGGTTAAGCGTCTGACTCCCGATGCCGGTACAACCGGAACCGCGGGTCAGATTCTGTTTGGTCTTTTTGATATGGGTGGCCAGGCTGTAGCTGGCACCGCAATCGGGGGGCCGATGGGCGGTGCGGCGGCGGTTACGTCACTGCAGGGCTTTTCTGAGTTTGAACGTCTTAGGTCGGAAGGCGTGGATTTATCAACGGCGCAGGATGTCGCGTTGATTCACGGTATAACGACCGGCGCCGGTACACTGATCCCCATGAGTCTCGGTCTTCGTGCGGGTGGCGCGCTGGCGGAAGGTGTTGGCGCGCAGATATCCAGAACGGGCGAGAATGCGTTACTCAATGCCAGTGCAGCCGTAGCGCGTGCTGCGCCTGACGTAGCGTATGCTGCGGGTACTAACCTTGCGTTTGGTATGGCGCTACGCGGAATGACGGCAGAAACCCTGCGCAACGCCGGTTACGATGATATGGCCGGTCAGTACGATGTTTTTGACCGCCAGGCAATGGCGATTGATGCAGTGCTCGGCGTTGCGTTCGGCGGTCTTGGCCGCTTTGTTAACTCCCGCGGCGAGAATGTTCGTGCGCCGGAGTTTGCTCCGTCCGATGTCGATGCGGCGCTGGCGGCTAATGCAGCCCACCATGCAGAAATCGATATTGCTCCCGGAGTACCGGTCAACGTTCTGTCACGGGATGCACACGCCCAGGCATTACAGCAGGCAATGCGCAATGTCAGCGAAGGTAATCCCGTCGATGTGGCCAGCATTGTCGACCCGGCAGTATTCAGCGAGATACCCGGGCGCCGCAGCCTGATTGCGCAGTCTCTGGATGAGGTACTTTTTAATGCGGAGGAAGGAACCGCAGCCCGTGCGGCAGATACGCGCCGGCTTGAAGAGCAGGCAGCGCAGTTGCTACCTCGCGGCGAACGTCAGGTTTACCAGTCTGAAGTGGCTAACAGCCAGCGCCTTATTGATAACCTGACTGAGCAGCGCAATCAGATCCTATCCGAGGAACCCGCGGGGAATGGCAAAGTGCTGGCACGTGCGAGAGCCGAGAAGCAGGGACGTCTGCGAGACCTTGACCAGCGAATCACAGAGGCGCAGGGGCGTCTTGAGTTTTCGCGTAATATTCTGGCGCCCCATGAACCCGGCGGACAATTCTATGAGGCGCGCGCTGAACTTTCCCGCAGACAGCAGGCAGAAAGCGATCTGAATGCGCAGGCGCTCTCATATTACAAAACGGCCGAAGTGCGCAGCGCTGATGAAGCTGCGCCACCCGATACCGCTACTCATGTCCGTAATAGCGACCAACGGCGCACACAGAGCAAAAGCGAAACGGGCGACATTGATGTGAAAGCTGCTGAGGAATCGCTGACCACCGCCCCCGACATGATGATCACCACGCTGGATGACGAAGGTAACCCTCAGTCTCGCCCTGCTCGTGAATTGCTTGACGAGGCGAATCGTGAAAATGAACAGGCTATTCAGGATTCCGGCCTTTTTGATGTCGCAGTTGCATGTTTCTTGAGGGGATAATTTATGCGTCAGGAATGCATTCAGGCAGTACAAAAGGCAGCGCAGCGCACTCTGAGCGCTCGTGAAATTCAGAATATTGAAGACCGTATCTACAGAAACATGCGATCGCTCGCGCGTAACGACCCTGCGTCGTGGCGGATGCTGTCCGAAGCCGAACGTCTGCGCAGGGCCGGGCAACTTGCCGCCGATGAGTTAAAGCAAGAGGCGGCGTTAAAGAAACGTCGCGTTGCCTTAACTATCACTGCCCGCCAGCGCCTTGATTCATTTATTAACAATTACAAAGGGAAAGACGGAAAGCTGGAGGCACTGAATCGCACGATAGCTTTTCACGCTGATGGCAAAGCAAATTTCCTGTCTGTTGAATCTCGCGGGAAGGCTACGCGAGATTATGCGCTCAGTCAGCTGCAGGAAGCTTTTGAAGCTGTTGACCCTCGATTTTTCGGCCTGTTCGAAGATGAAAAAGGCGTTCGTGATCTGGTTTATGAAATTCGGGGGAAAAGTACGGGGAATGCTAAAGCCCGGGAAGGTGCAAAAGCCTGGAAGGATGTTACTGAATTGCTCCGCCGCCGGTTTAACGATGCGGGTGGCGACATCGGGCATCTGGATGACTGGGGCATGCCTCAGCATCATTCAATGGAAAAAGTTGGCAAGGTTTCTAAGGATAAGTGGGTCAGCGATATCATTGGGAAACTTGACCGAAAGTATTACACCAAAAGCGACGGGCAGCTGATGTCCGATGCGGAGCTGACGGCGTTTCTGGGTGAGGCATACGAGACTATCGCTACCGGTGGTTTAAATAAACTCAGCGAGACAGGTTTGCGTATTTCCGGGGCGAGAGCCAACCGGGGAAATGCTTCCCGGCAGATCCATTTCAAAGATGGTGAGGCGTACCTTGAATACCAGCGTCAGTATGGCGACCGTTCGTTGTGGGAAATTATGGTGCATCATCTGGAAAGCATCAGCAAAGATATTGCGCTGGTGGAAACTTACGGGCCGAACCCGGATCACGTATTTCGTTCTATTCTCGACGAAGTAAGGGCGGAAACAGCTGTCGCGAACCCGCGACGCGCCGGCCGGGTTAAGCGCCTGGCTAACAGCACCGAAAATCTTTACAACTTCATTTCGGGAAAGACGCAACCGATAGCGAATCCGCATATCGCCAGATGGTCCGACAATATCCGTAACTGGCTGGTGGCCAGCCGTCTTGGCTCCGCCCTGCTAGCTTCCTTCTCTGATCTCGGCACGATGTATCTGTCGGCAAAGGTCACTAATCTGCCAATGAGCCAGCTACTCCGTAACCAGCTGGAGGCGATGGACCCGACGAATCGTACAGAGCTAGCGCGTGCACGTCGAGCGGGGCTAGCAATGGAGTCACTTCTTGGCAGTGTCAATCGTTGGGCGATGGATAACATGGGGCCGTCGAAGGCTCGCTGGGCTGCGACTGCTGTTATGCGAGCCAGTGGTTTGACAGCGTGGTCAGATGCCCATAAACGGGCATATGGCGTTACGATGATGGGAAGCCTAGGAGATGTCATTAGTCGAACGCCAGACCTCCGCAGCTTGGACGATAATGATTTTCGAATTTTAAAAAGCAAGGGCGTGACAGAGCAAGACTTTGCCGTCTGGAAACTGGCCGATCAGGAGGATTGGGGCAAGGGGAATAATACAATGCTTACGCCTGAGAGCATTATGCGCATTCCAGATGCAGCCGTTTCTCACATTGGCCCACCCGAGCGAGTCAAGTTTGAGGCTATGCGGCGTTTGCTTGGCGCTGTTGCCGAAGAAGTTGATATGGCGGTGATTACCCCCGGGGCTCGTGAACAGATGGTCACTGGTGGTGGGCTTCAGCGTGGGACGTGGAAAGGTGAATTGACCCGAAGTGTATTTTTGTTCAAATCCTTTCCAATATCTGTAGTTATGCGTCATTGGTCCAGAGCTATGGGAATGCCTTCAGCCGGTGGGCGTGCAGCTTATGTATCAGCATTTATTGCCAGCACCACGTTACTTGGTGCGCTTTCTCAGCAATTAAACGACATGGCGTCTGGCCGAAATCCACGTGAAATGATCGGAAAGGATGCAGGAAAATTCTGGCTGGGGGCGTTGCTTAAAGGTGGAGGACTCGGATTATATGGAGATTTCCTTCTCTCTGATCACACCCGCTATGGTGGTGGCGCGCTTGCATCAATGCTAGGGCCGGTTGCGGGGCTAGTTGATGATGTAGTTAAACTGGCCCAAGGTATCCCACTAAATGCCGTAGAAGGGAAACCAGAGCAGACAGGAGGGGATCTGGTTAAACTGGGTAAAGGCCTTATTCCGGGGGCAAATCTGTGGTATGCAAAAGCGGCTCTTGATCATATGATTTTTAACCAGTTGCAGGAGTATTTTTCCCCTGGCTATCTTCATAAAATGGAACAGCGTTCCCGCAAAGAGTTTAACCAAACATACTGGTGGCGCCCACAGGACACAGTACCGAGGTAACTAATGTCAGATATAGATTATATTTCATACATTATTTTTGGCCTTGTTGTATGGGCGTTCCTGAGCTTTATGGGGAAGCACGACAGAGCAAGGCGTAAGTTTGAGTTCTCAGTTAAATGGCTGTTTACATTTTTATGGCCGCTGACAATTTTTCTTTCTTCGTTCGTCTACTATCAGCAAAACAGCACTATGGCGGCTGGTATTTTGTTCATTGTAGGCTGTGTTCTCTGCATCCCTGCTTATGTAGTTGCCAGTGAGAATCCACACCAAGCGTGGAAGAGAATAACTTCGTTTTTTAAACAGAGATAACATAGCCCATTTAGGTGGGTTCATCTTCTTCTGCACTCAGAATGCATCTCATTAAATAGGCCGCTTTCGCGGCCTTAATTATTACTGACCACCAGGCCGGGAATCAGCAGAACGACCACCGCAACGCGAACCATCAGAGGCGCGATCATCCGGACTCTGGCAATTGCCAGCGTAGGCTTGTGTTACCGATCCCAGAGAAAGCAGAACAAACAGCACTGCAAATGCTTTTTTCATGTTTAATACCTTGTGTGTAGTGTGGCTATCTGCTGATAGCCATGAAAAGTTAGTTCAAGATTCATAAACAAACAAGCCCGCGAATGCGGGTTTTTTTATCTCTAAAATCCAGCCCGTACAAGCACCGGGCTTTCGTTGCACATACCGCAGGCCTTGCCCTGTGGGGACCACTCACGTCCGGAGAAAAGTAAATGCCCGCGACTCCTCAAGACCGCCTTTATGGACTGACCACGAGTGTTGCTGTAAAGCCACCGGTCTATATTTCAGCTGATTATGACATCACCCGTTTCGGCGAGCAGACTATTACGTCCAAAACGCCAACGGATGAGCGGACGATCACTACCACGGAAGGGATGCGTGTTCTGCTTTTAGGGCAGGATAACCCCGTCGAAAACGGTATCTGGGTTGCGCGCCGTTCGTTCTGGGTCAGGGCGACTGATTTTAACGGACCCCGGGACGCGGTTAACGGTACGCTGGTTTTTTCGATTAATGGTGACTGCTGGCAGGTAGAAGCTGATGATCCCGTAGTCATCGGTAAGTCTGCTATTCACTTCCGGCCAACTTACCCGTTTGAAGCAAATCTGGACATATTCCAGCGTACCTTACGAGTCCCTGAAGCCTCGGTAAATGTTTTGCCTTCAGCAGAGGACCGGGCATGGAAGGGGCTGGGCTTTGATGGTGCCGGGCAGCCAAAACTGCAGGATCCTGCGGGAACTGGCTTATGGGGGTATGTTCCGGCAATCGGCTCGTTTGAGAAAGGTTCGCTACTCACTCAACGCTTTGAGGTTCTTCTGTGGGAATCCACGGATGAATACTGGCGCTGGGATGGGGCAATGCCGAAGATCGTTTTACCAGGTAGCACACCGGATACGGCTGGCGGACGGGGTAAAGGAAAGTGGCTGGATGTCACCGATGCGACTCTTCGCTCAAACCTGGGTTCAGACGAACTGGGTGTGGCGTCAGTCAATTACATCCATGTATTCAATGTTCCCATCAGGCCATTTGCTTACTATCTGGCTAAAAACTCTGGCGATGTCATGCTGGCTATAAGAGAGGCTGCTGCCTCGGGTGAGGCTGTCATCTTCGAGTCCGGGAAAACATATGATATCGACGAGAACGACATCCCATTCGCTCAAAGGACAGGATTTATTGGCCCGGAAGGAAGTTACGTTAATTTCAATATAACTAATCCCGTGGGCACTTACGGTACTTTTGATTTGCGCACGAGCAATTCTCTCGGTGGCGGAAGGTTTAACCGGTTTCGTAATCTCCGGTTTCGATACCCCAATCAGGTAACTGCCTTAACAGACACAATAACCGCGCCTGTCGTGTACCCGCCTATTTTTCACGGTGGTGCATTCGAGTCCCGGTTTGAATGCCTGGATGTTGGTAATGCGTATTACGCATTTCGACTCGGGGGGATTGTTAATAGCGCTGACTCGGGATCTTCGTCAAGGGTTGTAATCGACCAGATAATCGGCGCACCTCTTTATATTGGGGTGTCATTAACTCAGGTTCTGGACGTTCCTGTTATCCAAAATATCCGGTGGAATTATAACTACGTTGCAGGAAGTACATCTCCATATAACTATGACATAACCCTAAAACAATGGATGCATGATAATGCCGTGGCGTTCAGGTTTGGGCGTATTGACTGGGCCACTATCAACAACCTGTTTGCTTACGGCTATTGCTATACCTTTTTTATGCAGGCATGGGGTTTTACAGGTTCTGCAGACAGGCTTAAATTCGTTGGTTGTACGGCAGATCATTGCGTATACCCAGTTTATGCGCAAAATTTTACCAATTACCTGACGTTTATTGCCTGTGGCTTCACTGGCGATCGCGGTTCTGAGTTTTCCCGTATCGCTCCTAACATTATTTATATTAACGATGTTGGCGATCCGGATGCTGTCGTTTCATTCATTGGTTGCACATTGAATAACTTCTCAGGTTCAGTATTAAGAACGAACGGAACGACACTGGAGTTAATTGGTGGAAAAATCTGGGGCTTTGGTTATGACTCCAGTGCATCTCTAATCCGAAACGCCATTGAATTAACAGCATCAGCGACAGTAAAAATTAACGGCACCAAAATATATGCGTCAGCGGGATTATATACACGTTGCGTGTATGACGGCGGGCATGGTAATTCTGAATTGCATATAAGTGGCGGCGCTGAGCTAATCGGTGCGACATACGAATCCTATCGATGGGATGGCGGTGTTGATGGGGGTAACAAAGAATACATCGAACGCGGAGTGACGATCGCTGGAGCCACAACGTCCGTCAACATTCGCGGGGTCACTTCTTTTTATCAACAGAAACATGAATACCCCGGCATTTCCATGCCTGTCTCTGGATCATATGAGTCCGGGGATGAAGTAAAAAATATGACTCTGACAATACAGGGTGTTGCAGGTTCTCGTTACGTAATTAAGAGCTGGCTGCGCGTAACCACGGGCAGTTCACACGTCCTGAACGTTGACTGGGTCGCGCAGAAAGTACTGACCGGAGATTAATCATGAGCATTACCATCGCGAGAAAAATAACACAACAAAACTCGGCATCATCGCTGGGTTTTCAGATTGAAGAGGCTGAAGGTGCTGTTGACGTAACCTATACCGCAAACTCAATCGTCTTTATATCTGGTGACATAGCCACGGTTGAGTTTGAAGTGACGGTGGCAGGGTACGGACAGACAGGTATTCGCCATATTGATTGCCCCTATTCGGGTGGTGATAGTCCGCTTGAAGAGGCTGAAGAGTTTCTCAAGCAGGCAATCGAAGAGTTAGACGCTAAATCTGCTGAAATCGCTGCGAAAAAGCAACAAGAGGCTGAGCAAATTGCATTAGCAGAGGAAATGGCTAAAACTATTGAGGGGAGCATTTATCAGAAGGTTGGCTTTAATGAAGCGAATTAACACGCAGCGGTTAAACGTAGGTCAACAAGTAACAATCAGGACTCGAGATGGTCAAAAGCTCAGCGGCATTCTGGTTGATAAATGCGACTGGTCAGTTGGTTGTCCTGTAGTTGAAGCTAACGGGATTAAATACGGCATTGGCTATCAGGCGGAAATTCTAAGCGTTCCTGGACAAAAAGCGAATAATGAACTGCTGAAAAAATAATTTATACATGCTTTTTAAAAAGAGTGTTTTCTTGGCGCTCTGCATTAGCTTATATGCAGTGGTATATTTTATTATTTTTTTTGTAAAGAACCATCACGGTAGTGATGGTTCTGGTTTTGACATAATTGATGCGCTGTTGTCAATCTTTCTTCTCGTATTTGTTGATTTCAGTATTGATTATTTTGACAATATCATCAACGCTATCTGAAAATGATTTTTCTATAATCTCATCTTTTTTGACTCTTCTGTTTTTTTTGTTTATAAATTTTTTCAAATCATTATCTGGGTAGGGGTCTATCAATATAATTCTTGATTTTTTATTTGACAGAATCACATCCCATATGTGCTTGTCATGTGGTGTATATTTAGTTCCAATGATAATCATTAACTTGGTTTTGCTGACCTTATTAATGAATTCCTTTTTTGCCATATTGAAGTAGGAGGGACAAGTAATCATTCTTTTGTCTTTACTATACATGCACATTACTGGGCTTGAATCAAAATGGTATTTTTCAACCCACGGCTTTATTTCATGATGTTTTAATACCTTGATATCATCAGTTTCAATGAAAGAAGCATAGCCAAAGGCTGAGATTTCATTGATATTAATATTGCGGAAATCAGGCATAAAATTTGATGAGCCGTGTAGCTTTAATAGTTGTGGATAGGAGTTTATATTATTGCCAATATCTTTTTGGAGCAACTCCAAGGATTTTTCTATTAATAAATCATAGTTCAATGTAATTAACTGTGGTTTGCTGATATCTGAAATTTTACTGAATAGACTGACGTAGGCGCTGTTATCTGATGGGGTAAATCCTGACAAGTATAAAGCGAGTTCATTCTGTAAAGGGTTTAAAACTTTGCTGTCATTAGGTATTTCAAGCATTGCCGCTTCAAATCCTTGCACTAAAAAGTTATTTTTTAATTCTCCGCTTAATTTATTAAAACATCCACCTAGCCTATCCAGTTCGTGAAAAAGGTTATTTCCTAATGGTGGAACCTCTATACCGAACCTTTCGGAACCATAACTAGCTCCTGCACCAAATAGAATGGATATCATTTGTACCTCTCTACTTTGAAATGGGAAAAACGTTCATACGAAAAGATTTTATCAGAATATTTAAAGCATGCACTAGAGCTCAATCGTAACTTCACTAGAATGGTAGTTATTATCTCAATAACTACGTTGTAGGAGTCTAGTGAGACACCTGCCGGCCGCTTCTTCTTTCATGTTATGAGCGCCCTTGCGGAGATGGAGCGCGAATTGATAGTTGAGCGTACCCGGGCAGGATTAGCCGCGGCGAGAGAGCAGGGGCGCATCGGCGGCCGCCGGAGAGTAATGACTGAAGAGGTCGTGGAACGCTGCCGCCGGATGCTGGAGAACGGCGCAACCCGGCAACAGGTAGCCGATGTGATAGGCGTGGACGTGAAAACGATTTACAAATATTTTCCGGTAGGCGAGTGA